TCATGTCAGACATAAGGGGGTACCTACATTGTATACAAGTAGTTCAGCGAATAGGGATCCCTAACGAAACCTTTACGGATAGCACCTTGTTCGGCAGCGTGTGGAACTTCACCAAGTTCTGTGGAATCTTCCTTATCTGGATCGATAAGCTCATCATCGGTCATAGAAATAATCGCATCGGTAGCTTCGAAATAAGGACGTTCTTCGTCAATAAATTCTGAAATATTAACTAGTGTTATTTTGGCAGCGCTCATATCTTCATTTTTGGGTGTCTGCATCATAGCCTCAAAAGAACCATAAAAAGAGCCTGCTTGAATAGATTCTGGAATTACGGCGCCTCTCTTACGAAGAAATGTGAATAATCTATTCTGGGCGCCATATACATAATCAGAAATAACTTCTTTGGGGAATGCTATAACTTTATTGTTTGATGTAGATAATACGATATCAATGTCGCCGTGATCAAAGATCATCAAATCTCCGTTTAAACTTTTGCGGAGATTTATTTCAAGAGTGACTAATTTTTTATTAGCTTCTTCGCCAACTTTAATCGTTATCGCCATTATAAATTTCCTCAACTAATGATTGGGTTCGTAATACTGTCGATAAAACATCTTCAGTAATCTGCGCAGTTGTGAACGATTGTAATTTTTCAATTACTTCGTTAGTCTTTCGCAGCATATCTTCATCGTTCTTAATTTCTTCAACTTTCTTTGATTCAATTAATTTTGTTTTAAGTCTTGATAGCTCTTCATTTAAAAATACTTTTAGTTCGAGTGCATTATCAGCGAATGAAGCAATATAATAAGTTAACAGTTCTTTCTGTTCATTTAATAATTCACTCTCATATTTCTCATTAAACTTCTTAACAAAAGTATTATATGTAAGCTTATCAACCGGAACTGTTGAACCATTAACGACTTTACTTCTCATATTGTTAACAATCTCGTTTTCTAAAATAACACAATCTTTAGGTGAAGTCTTTAAAGAAAAGATTTGATCGATTGTTGCCAAAGTTCTATAGTTCGGAACAAAATTGTTAAAAACTTCAGAAGATAATTCTTTATTAATGTCGCGAATTAATTTTGTTTGTTGCTCAAATAAGTATTTCGAATCAACTAATTGTTTCTGTAATCTCACTTCTCTGAGAATTTTCTCAGAGGTCTTTTGATCTAGGTTTTGATTTTCGTATAAGGAACGATAGAATTCTAAATCTTTGTGAAGCATACTTTCATTATGAAAATGCTTCTTTATTATGGAAATAACTTTATTCTTTCTCTCGCGATCATTTTTGAGAATAGCGACAGTGGCTTCTCTCACAAGCGCTTCATAAACAAAGGCTGTGTTTCTTTTTTTATTGTGCTTTATCTTCATTCTTTGTGCTCCAATAATGCATTTTCTTTAATTTCCAGACCCTCAAGTAATGAACGAATAGATTCGTTAACTTCAAATAGTTTTTCTTCTTCAGACTTCTCTTTCAAATTATAAATAGATTGGTCTTCTTCATAAATACCAACATTAATGCCAACTGGTTTCGCTAAACTATTAATTTCAGAACCAGGGAATACGTTTCTCATTCCTGGGCTATGTTTTTCGCCGCTTTTCCGCGCAAGAGAGCGCGTGCGGGGGCCAGCGCCTGATCGCCTATCATCTCTCTTTGGATAATATACTTTATCCTTGGCGCCAGGAGTTAAGCGTGGAGCGTTACGTGAACCGGGAGGAACTGCTAATAATGCCGACTCTTCGCCACCACCTTCTTCGCCGCCAAGTTCGCCACCAAGGGCTTCTGCAGCTTCACCGCCTGCTTCTGCGGCCGGCATCTCTTCGGGCCCACCAAGGTCGCCACCTAATTCGCCGCCCAATTCTCCACCAAGTCCACCTCCTGGGGCGCCTTCGGCTGCTGCAGCTTCTGCAACTTGTTGTAACGCCGCATCATGCTTACGATCATAATACATTTCTTTTTGATTTCTGGAAAACTCTTCGTGGGACATACCAAAGATGTTTTCCATAACCCAACGACGAGAGAAGTAGCCTTCAGTCGCAGAAGCGGCAATATCAAACTTCTGTTTCCAATGTTCAATTTCTTGTAATTCAGCAATCTTGGATGGGTTGTTTAACGAAAGAGAAAAACTAAGAAGATCGTCACCTCTAAAGCCCAAAGTATAAAGATGGATGATGCCAATCTTGGTTAATTCTGCAATGATAACCCTCTGAAGTCTTTGGATTGTTCTCGAAAAACGAATGTCTTTCTGTGCGAGAGTTGTCTTATCTTCTGCTGCACCTTCACCCATTGCAAGATATGCTTGTGGGATTTTAAGAGCCGAAAATAATTTATCACGAAGATATTTTACATCATCAATAGCTGTCGTGTTTGTGCCGCCGGCAAGATTTTGAATATCTGTTACACTACCAGCACGAACAGGAATGAAATAATCTTCTTCAATGCTCATTGGGTTATAACGAAGATCAACGCGGCCGGACGATGCATCTATAACAGAATGTCTTTTAAGTTGCGATACAATCTTTTCCATATATTGTTCAACATCTTGCGGTGGAATTGCGCCAACGTCAATCTTGAATACACGACGTTCAGACGAACGAACAATACGATATGCCATCATGGCATCTTCCATAAGCGTAAGTTGGCGCCAGATACGACGAGCAGGCTCTAGAATAGACGAACCATATGGAGCATATTTATCATTACCTAAAATACGGAAATGGCAAATCTGCCAATTTTCAAAAGTCATTCCGGCAGAGTTCCATTGGAATTGAACATAATTTGGGTTTGTTGCCTCTTTGCCCTCCATTCTTTCAATCTCGGCAGGAGGAAGAGAAATAACTGACTTTACGCCATATTGATCATCAATGTCTAGATATAAAAAGAAATCACCGTATTTACACATTGTACGGCCCCAACCAAATAAATTATATTGAACATTTAAAACTTGTTCATACAGTATAGCAAGAACGGCTTTAATTTCCTCATTTGAACAATTAATATTTAGCATCGGACTTAACTCCGAATATGTTGTCATTTCATCTGCATAAATATCCATTGTCGATGCAATCTCAGGCATATATTCCATTTGATCAAAATCGACATAGCGCTCCGTTCTACGCTGATTGGCAATTGCATCTACAGCAACAACGTCAAGAGGACTATAAAGAGTCTTCTTAAATTGTTGTCCGGACGCAGATTTAAATCTTGAGCCGAATTTATCTAAATGTTGTCTTCTAATTCTTCGACCTGATTGTGATCGATAGCTGATGATTGGCCCAGAAAATAATCTCGTTAGAGCTTTAAAAAGATCTGATTGTGAATTTGCTGGGTTTTTTGTATTTCTATTTCTATTAGGTGGCATTTACTTTCTCACTTTATAATCCATTTATATTGTTCGTATAATTCTTTAACTTCGGCTATTTGATCTAAGACATTATCCTGTTTATATCCGTCTTGTCCTTTGACTTGTGTGTTCATAGTTGTTCTTGTTGTAATAATAGCATCTGCAAAAGCTTTTTGATAATTTAAATCTCTCGCGTTTGCTTGTAGCGCGGTATCGCGAACCCAGCATGCAATTGCAAGAGCCATGATAAGATCATCATGATAACCTTTCATTGCTTGTGGTTTACCATTCCTCCAAATAAAAGTTTTCATCTCATTAATAGTGCGAGAAGAATATATTTTAATTAGTTTATTTCTGATAAACTCTTCCAATTTTGCAATAATCAGCGGCCGTGTTTTCATACTTGTTGAAAATCCGGGTACAGCCGATGTTCGAGCTTCGGCCTGATGTTGTTCAATATATTCGTGTGTTGATTTAATAGAATAATATAAATTCGGATAACCATATTCTATCAGCTTATCTAGAACTGTGTAGCCAATATTGTTATTCTCGACAACTAACATGCAATTGCCAAATTCTCGACCGGTCTGATTGAGCAAGTTGGCAAACATATCGGGCGTTGATCTTCCTTGATATTCTCCAACGCATTCTAGCGTTTCTAATTTTATCATGTGAAAAGTAGAATAATCTTCGCCATCCCCTCTAGCAACATCTGCAGCTAACAAATAATTGCAGGTTGGATCGAATTCTTCCCAAATCCAAAAATTGCGATCAAAGCCTGTACGATATTTGGGTTCTTTAACGAAGGTATGCAACAAGGTTATATCATCTGGATCTATAACTGTTTCTCCAGAAGTATTGAAATTGCACTGAAGTTCTTGTGCGATCTGGCGCTTGGACATGTTTCTGGTTTCTTTTTTATACCATTCTTCGTCTCTATCTGGATGTACATCCCACGGAAGAGTAGTTAAATGGAAATTATTTGCTTCCGCTTCTGCTCCAATACAAGTTGCATGAAACCAATTACCCACGCCATTAGGAGTTGATAAAGCAATACAGCGGCCACCAGTAGACAGCGTAGGATATAAGCCTGTCCAAAGCTCTTCTAAGCCTTCAATGTGCGCAGCCTCATCTAAAACCAAAAGAGACAAAGCTTCTGAGCGGCCGGCATCACCCGAAGTAGAAGCCGCCTTAATAGAAGAACCATTCGAAAGTTCAAATGACGTGCGATTATCTACATCAATGGTTGCGATCTTTATCCAATCTGGAAGATTGCGCATAATGCCTTTTACTTTCTTAACAAGGTTTCCTGCTGTAGCGAACTTTGTGGCCATTACAAGAATAGCCTTATCGCGATGAAACAGCATCATCCAAACGACATAGCCAGCAGTAATGGTTGAAATGCCAAGCTGACGAGCTTTGAGGATTACATTAAATCGATAATCATTAAAGTCTTTGAGGAGATCATCCTGAAAATTATACGTATCAAATAAAACTAGCCCGTGCATCGGGTGAGATATACGGGCATACGTTTTTAAAAAGTAAGACGGATCTTTACCGCACTTTATTATTTCCTTTACTTTTTGCTTTTTGTCTAGTTGAAAAGTCATGCATTATTAATAATTATTCAGTTTCAAACTTAGCAATCCAACGAAGAGCAGATTTAAGCTTTTCTGATGGTTTGGCGCCGGGAAGGCCAGAACCCCCAAGAAAATCAAATAATTCATAATAGGCGTCTGTATGCTCTTCCTGTTCTACGTCGGACATTGGTTCGATATCTATCTGCCCACCTGTAAATCGGTCTTGTCCTGGGGCTTCCCCCCGATGACTGCGGCCTATCTCGCCCCCGTGATGGACGCCTATGTCGGAATGGGGACCGGGGCCGCTATAGTACCCTTCTTCTTCCTCTTCTTCTTCTTCGCCCGGTGGGTACCCGGGCGGATAATTTATCTGTCCATATCCACGCGCCTCTTCAAGAACATCTGTTTTCTCGTCCATAAAGTAACGCGGATCGAAACGTCTTGTATTCTTTCTTCTCATGATTGTGGTCCTTTATCTTTTTTGCGACTGTCGTTATCGGGGCGCTTGCCGCCTTTGCCGTTCCAGCCACCTTGTTCTAGGAAAGATCTCCAATCAGTATCTACAGTATCTTTGGATTCTGCTGCTAGCTGCATCGCATCATCAAGACCGCCGATCTTATAGTGCTGTTTTGCTGTAACCCAAGAACGAACACGAGAAGAGTTTTCGACACGAACATCAATTTCGCCTTCTTTCGTTAAAGACACAGAATCGCCAGTAATCCTACTATACTCTTTTTTAAGAAATGAGGAAATGTCAGCAACATGCTGCTCAACTTCGCTTTCAAAACCAGCAGCATAAACCTCTTTTAACTGAACCTCGGCCATATAACCTATGCACATCATATTGCCATAGAATTTAACATTAAATCCGTCCATCACTCTTTTATCAATAAGTGGGCGGCCTTCTTCTCTTTGTAACCCTACTTTTAAAGGCTCTCCGTTTTCGTCTAAAGCGCCATCATACGCATTTGCTGCCGCTTGTGATAAGCCTTGAACGATTTCATAAACTGTTGCCATTATTTGGTCTCCATCCTTTTAACCATCTTTCCTCTCTGCCTTCCACATATTGTAAGTAACATTTACTGCAACATTCAAATTTAGTGATACAGACATCATCCATGGATCTTTTTGGGAAAGATCCGCAAACAGGACAATTTCTTAAAGATTCTTTATTAAGTAGTTTTTTTGAAACCTTTATACCATTAATATCTATTTTATCCCGTGCTTCATCATTGGATTTAATCTTATTATATAATTCCTTCATTTGAGCAAGATATTCTTTCTCTTTGTTCTCGTCCCAATTAGCGCGCGGATTCTGTACAGCTTCGGCGCCGTATTTCTGTGATATTGCTTTCTCA